CGTTGATGTTTGGCAAGCTTGAGCTTCCTTGTACCCCCTACAGGGAGCGCAAGGCTATGCAGAAGTACATCGAGTGTGAGCAGGATGTTCGCCAGACTGACATGGATTTCACTGAGAAAGATTTCAGTGATTTCCGTCGTATGTCTAGTCTGCTGTTTTCGGAGGTCTTCACCCAAATGGACAGAGATGTCTATTATGGACAAGTTCTTCCGAAACATGGCCCAGGAAAGACTGCCGATGGGCTTACCGGAAACGGTAAGTATCGTCAGGATACCTGGACCCGGCGGCTCGAAGAGGTCTTTCCCTCTTACGAGCATCTTATTCCAAATCTTCACTTCTATGAAGAGTTGGATAAGATATCCATCCTCGAACCCGATATGGAGACACCTGTAAAGGTTGTTTCCGTACCTAAGACGTTGAAGACGCCAAGGATAATTGCCATGGAGCCTACCTGCATGATGTTCATGCAGCAAGCTCTTCTTGGCTGTTTCCTAACGGCTTTTGGAAGGGATAACCTCCTTCCAAAGTTGATCGGTTTTGACGACCAAATCCCTAATCAGGAGTTGGCACGTCAAGGTTCTCTTGACTGTAGAACCGCTACACTCGATTTGAGTGAAGCATCCGATCGTGTCTCCAATAAGCTCGTCATGGAAATGGTTCGTCAATGGCCCCATTTGGCAGGGGCGCTTGATGCAACCAGATCCAGGCGGGCCTTCGTAAGAGGCCATGGGGTAATTCCTTTGGCCAAATACGCGTCGATGGGTTCAGCACTCTGCTTTCCCGTGGAGGCCATGGTCTTCTTGACCTTGATTCTCCTCGGGATCGAGAGATCGCTCAACGCATCACTTTCCCGCAAGGATATTGAACTCCTTGTGGGGTCGGTGCGCGTCTACGGGGACGATTTGATTGTCCCTGTAGAACACGTGTCGTCCATCGTTAGAACCCTGGAGCACTTTGGTGCTCGAGTGGGCCTAGACAAGTCCTTCTGGAACGGAAAGTTCCGGGAGTCTTGTGGGAAGGAATACTTTAATGGAACGGACGTATCTCTCGTCCGGGTCCGGCAAGTGTTACCTTCCACGATGGCAGACGTTGACGGGGTCATCGCTACGGTCGAGCTTCGTAACCAGTTCTATGAACATGGTTACTGGCAGACTGTAGCCTGGTTGGATGAGCAACTAGAAGTGCTTATGAGGCACTTCCCGTATGTCTCGCCTTCCAGCCCCGTGCTGGGCAGGGTTTCATTCCTCGGCTACCAAACCGAGAGAATGCACCCAAGCCTTCATAGTCCTTTGGTTAAGGGCTATGTTGTGAAGGCCAAAGCCCCGAGTGATGAGCTCGGGGGCACTGGTGCTCTGCTTAAGTGTTTACTCGGGCTGGAAATCAGTAGTAAGATAAGGGGTGTCGAGAGTCATCTCGATTTAGTCCCCTGCTACCGACCCGGCCTGACCCGTAATGGGTCTTCCTCGTGGCCACCAACCATGAGCCAAGACGAGAGGCACTTAGAAC